AATACCACTGAATATAATATCTGATAAAGTTGAGGTGTTAACTACTTCCGTTTTGTTTATGTTAAATATACTGTCTAATCCAAGTAAGCTAATCTTCTCCAGGAACTCAGGAATAATTGATAAGTGAGCAGACTTCATTGTAAAACGAGTAAACAGTATCCTAAACCCTTTCGCCATTGTAAGCAAGGTTAGAAATACTGTTACCGCGAATGACTTACCAGAACCACGACCTCCCGTGATTATAAAGTATCTACAATCGGCAGTAAAAAGGTTGTTATATTTAGAATTAAGATCCAGACTTTACAAAATTTATAATTGGTATGTTTAAAGTTTCGCCTCCTGTAGTTACGTCCATTCTTTCCTTTGGTTTTCCGTATCTAAATTCCATAAACTTATTCCAATACTGATAATTACCTTCTTTGATTCCGTCCTCTAGGCATTTAAACGCCTTGTCGTCTAGTTGAGATAATTTTTGTATAAGTTTGTCCTCGTCTGCTTTTGGCTTGCGTCCTGCGCCTTCTCTCTTGCCTCCGTTATCTTTTACACTTCCCATGTTGATATAAAGTTGAATATTCAACTCATATTTAAAACGTTTAAAATTGTTCTATTGTTATTTGGTCCGGTGACGGGAATCGAACCCGCTAGGTTGAGTTACCTCGAAATAACTTGTCCAACCACTAGTAACTAGCTCGTTTACCAATTCCGACACACCCGACATTTATTTTTAATCTTCTAAAAATAGAATAGTTTTCAAAAGCATATAATCACAGGTTGGATTAAGTATACCCTTACCTGTAAAAACCCATATAGGGAAACTTAAAAACATTGTTACTACTGCGATACTAAATAATATAGGGAAAACAATCACTACTATAATTCTTTTAATAATTTTTATCATAACTCATTTTTTAGGCTTTCTATATTTCAATCTCTTATTATTATACTTCTCAGCGTAATCAGATCCTAACACCTCCCTTCGTGCTTTATTTAACTCTCTATAAACAAATCCATAATTAGCATTATTCTCTCTGCCTATCTCTCTGATTGTTCTGTCGTAGCTATCTTCTAGGTATTCTTTTTGTACATACTTTTCTAGGTTATTGGCTTTTTCTAGTATTCCTGCTTCATAATCATCTGGCTCGAATATCTTCTGCTTATCTTCAACGTAATATAAACTGTCTATATCAACTGTAGTACCTTTTTTACGACACATGTCAATCCAAAGGTTACGTATTATCAATATAATATAATAATCGTTTATAGGCTTTGTAATCGTGCTAACTTTTAAATACATGTCTTGTACTAAATCATCTGCTATAGTTTTATTTTTACAAATGAACGTTGCTGTTGTTCTCCAATACTTATCTTTTTTACAAATATCTTTTAGCATGTGTTTTGTTTTTCTATGTAAAGATAGTCTATTATTATTTAAGTGTTGTTTTACTCCCAATCTTCTTTGTCTATTCCATTTTTAATTATAGTTTTTAATCTTTTTATTTCTTCTGTTTTTTGTTCTGTTATAGAATCAATAAGTAATATACATTCATCTAGTTTTTTATATCCGTCTGCTTGGTCTGTAAATCCAGCATTTCCTACTTGTAGTATTTTTAACGCTACTTCTCTTGGGTTTGTCATATCGTTTACTTTAAATTATTAAATTTTTCATTTGCCTTATGTATTGCTGATGTTCTTGCTTGGGGACGGGTATCATGTACGTTCTTTTCGTCTATTCTGCATCCCCATTTATTTTTACCACTCAATACATATCTTTCAATCTCTATGTATATCCCTACATTATCAAACCAATCTACGTATACTCCGTATTTCATTGCCTCTGGTAAATGTTCAAAATAGTAGTTTACCCAAACCTCATAATTACCTCCGTGAGGACTAGGAAATGCATCTAGTAATATCTTGTAGTTTTCGTTTAGCCATTTCTCGAATGCTATTTCTGCCTTATCCGTTAGTTTCATATCGTTTTGTTTTTATTGTCTCTACGCTGTGGGCAGTATGTTGCTATTTATTAGTTAATATACATGTTAATTAGCATTATATTGCCCGTGGAGCATGTTGACTTAGTTGTTGATTGTTAGTTGTTTATGGTTTTAGGTAGTTTATCGCATAAAGCAATCCACCGCCAAAAAGCATCATCATCATGTTTCCCTTCTTCGAAATCAAATGCAGAATTAAGGCACGCATAAGGATTTTTATTATTTACTGCTGGTCTAAGGAATTTTATATCATATTCAATATCAATCTCAAACTCAGGCAATTCAATATTCACCTGCTTAGCTCCTTTTAATATAATCTCTTTTGCTTTCTTTATTAGTTCTTTGTTTTCCATTTTGTTTAGTTTTATTTCTTCTCCGTGCTTATCGTATGCTTTTTCTCCTTCTGCATCTGTTATTAGTATTACGTCCATTTTGTTTTATTTAGTTTTAATCTTTTATACCTGATATACATACTTATAGTTTGTTAATTCGTTAGGATTTAAACTATCTCTTTTTGTGTTAATGCGAATACAAAGTTTTGAAGTTGATGTACTGATGTTAGATTTATTGTTTTTACACCTCCTAGTAAGTAAACTTTAAATCCATTAGTTAAATCAATTTCAATATCTCCAAAAAAACACCAAGTAGCGTTTAGCGGTTTTTCGAAACCTAATTTAAGTAACCAATCTTCTGTTAGTGGTATTGGCTCTATCGCTTCATTAGAGCACCTTTGGTCTGACTCGTATTCACCTATTTCACACAACCATATTTCGCTATTAAATAAACCTTTTATTTGTTTATTCTTTTTTAAATAGTCGTTGTAGACATAATTTCCTATTCTTAATTCGTTTGCTTCCATAATATTTTAGTTTTAATTCACAATAAAGATACAAAAAATAACCATAAAACACTAAGCTTTATACATATAACTATGTTATTTTATATAAAAGCATACAGATATATATATTAAAAAATCCCTGCTCGTTATGAATCAAGCAGGGATATAATCTAAAACTAAACATTATGAAACGCAAAACTTACTAACCTTTGCTGTGTAAAGATAATGTTTTATTTTGATCTACTGCTGTTTATTTGGTTTATTTTTATTCTAGTTCGTTGCTTAGTGTTATTGTTCATCAATTACAAAAACGTCCACTTCTTTATAATCTCCATGTTCGTCTTTAAATTCTTCTAAATTTAAGCCTGATACACCTGCTGTATTTACAGCACAATATTCATATTCTCCTGTATTTGATGTACAGAAAACATCTAGTTCTGGATTTGCGTCGTGTATAATCATTCTGTGTTTCATGTTGTTTTTAATTTAAGTTTTGATATAATTGCAGATAGTACACCTACTGCGATTGAATTACCTGCTTGTTTATATGCTTGCGTATCGCTTACTGGCCATGTAAAAGTATCTGGAAAGTCTTGTGCTCTGAAACATTCACGAGGCATTAATCGTCTTATTCTATTTCCTAATTTCCAAGTCTTAGGCGCTTTGTAATCTGTAGCTAATAGGCATGGCACAACATCTGTTTTAAATCCTTTGAATTCCATTTTTTTACTAAACGGATGTACAGAAACACCAATGGATTCATTCTCTTTTGAGATTAAAACCCCTTGATTGCAAGCGGTGTCTAAAGTTTGAACTACTCCTTTTCCTACACGTCCACGTCTTGTTTTACTTTCTGGAAACGTAAAGTTTATTGAATCGTTTTCCGTTGCTATTTCGTAGCCTTTTTTTGTGTTTGAATTTACTTTAATGTATGGATCTGTTGCGCCCATCTTAAAATATCTAGCTGTTAAACAAGGAATATGTTTTGCGTCTTCATCTAAAGGATTAAAAGGAAAATTAACTGCTTGAGGTCTATTCGTAAATGAATCAATCATCTTATCGCTCAAAAAATACTTTTCATCAACATCACTTTCTAAAATATCACGCAAACATTTTACTAAAGGAACTTCAACGGGCCAGGTAAAAGTATTATCTATATCATCACGAATGCCAATAATAAAAATACGTTCTCTATTTTGTGGTATTCCGTATTTTTTAGCGTTTAAAACTCTATGATAAACATGATACGGTACAGAATCTTCGTGCGGAAATATTACTGGGTTTCCATTTACAGACCTTCCGCCTAGACAGTCAATCCATTTTGCAAATGTTTTTCCTCCGTTATCTGAAAGTAATCCTTTTACGTTTTCAAATATAAAATACCTTGGATTGTTTACTTTTATGAATTCTAGTGAGTTGTAAAATAATACTCCATTGTCTGAGTCTTCCCCTTTTCGTTTTCCTGCTAAGCTGAATGATTGACAAGGAGGTGAGGTCATATAAAGGCTAAGTGGTTTTTCTGGAATCTCACGATCATAAACATTTTCTGGGTAATATTTAGGCTCTCCGTAATTATGAATATATGTTTGGCGTGCGTATTTATCCATATCACAAGCAAAGATTTTGTTTTGTTTTATTCCAAGTCTCATAAGTGCTTGGTCAAATGCTCCTACACCGCTAAAATCTGAACCGGTTGTTATCATAATATTATTTTTTAAATGATTTGTTTTCTATTTTCTAAAATGCTTCGTCTGTTGTTGGATTTGTTAATTCTGTGTTTTCGCATGTCTGCCACTCTTCGGGTTCTAAATCTGAGAATAGAGTAAACTGACCTTCAAACCTCATTCTGTTTCTTACAAGTGCTCCTTTTCGATTCTTCGCTACAATATATTCGCATTCACCTTTTGTTGGTTCTCGGTTGTACTCTTCGTCCCATTCTGTTTGCCCGTAGTACTCTGGTCTATATTGAAACATTACTACGTCTGCATCCTGTTCTATTGCTCCAGATTCTCTAAGGTCTGACAATAAAGGTCTTTTACTTCCTCCTCTTGTCTCAACTGCTCGTGATAATTGAGATAAAGCCATGATAGGTATATTTAATTCCTTAGCTACCATCTTTAAACCTCGTGAAATCTTGCTTATTTCTTGCTCTCGATTAGTTCCTTTACCCTCACCGCTCATTAACTGCAAATAATCAACAACAATAAACCCAATATCATATTTGTTTTTTAGCCGCTTAGCCTTGACTTGAAACTGCGTAATAGTTAAACTTGCGCCATCATCAATATACAACGGCAATGCTTTTAATTCGTTTTGTACGGTGCTTATTTGTGCAACATCATGATCGTTTAAACCTCTAATATTAAACCTATCACTTTCAACCCTAGCTTCCATTGATAAAATACGATCAGTTAATTGCTCCTTTGACATTTCCAACGAGAAAAACGCAGCAGGTATTCCGAGTTTAGCAGCTTCTAAAACACAACTAACGGCAAATGCAGTCTTACCCATTCCAGGACGTGCTGCCAATATAATTAATTCCGAATTCCTCCAACCTCCTGTTTTTTCTGTCAACTTATGGATTGGCGTAGGTATACCCGCTTTTACTTCTCCTGCAAAAATCATTTGCCCATGGTCAACTTGCGCATCTATTAAGTCAGCTAATGAAGCATCTTGTGTTCTTACAGATTTCTCAGAAATACTATTTAAACCATTATAAGCCCTGCTTAATAACTCGTTTGCGTTTACCTCGTCATTGTAAGCGTTGTTAATTGTTTCTGTAGATTTCTGTATTAATTGCCTTTGTACGTACTTATGTGTTAATATTTCTACATGTGACTCTATATGTGATGTCGTGGCTACATTTGTTATTAAGTCCATGAGATACATATCACCGCCTACTAGCTTTAAATTTCCACTGGCGTTTAGTTTATCAGCAATAGTTAACAAGTCTATATTTGAACTTGTCGAATGAAGTTCTGTTATCACATCGTAAATAAGCCTATTTGCGGGATAATAAAACATTTCCGATACAAGTATGTCACCTACTTCATTAATTGCTTCTTTATCCACTAGGATTGCGCCTAGGATAGCTTGTTCTATCTCTATTGATTGTGGTTGTATTTTTCCTTTGTCCATTGTGTTTATTTAGTATTAAATATTTGAGGATACAACAGCTGTAACTATCAATATAATTATATAAATCACTATAAATATTCCAACTCTTGTTTTAGCGTCTATACCATTTTGTTTTTCTAATTCTCTGTATTTCTTCTCCCAATGTTCCATAATGTTATCCTATTTTTATAGTGCTTACTCGTTTATTTACTGCTGTTACTGCTTCGTCTTTATAGCTTTTACCAAAATCATTTTTAACCCAATTTCCTAATCTGTGTGGTATTGAGTAGCTAGTTTGTTTCTCAAATCGCATTTTCTTATCGTTCTCTCCGTGCTCAGTCCAATATTGATAAAAGTCATTTAATGTTTTCTTTCCATATTTAGATAAGTGAGGGAGTAAGGAATTTTTAAATTCCGCTTTTCGCTCCACTATACTTTTTTTAATATCTTTAACTGTAACTGTATCTTTAACTGTTACTGTATCTTTAACAGCGATGTTTGCGATAGGTAGCGATTGGGTGCTATCGCTATTGTCGCTTAGCGATGATTTGCGATCTTTTACTATTTCTTTTACTTCATTGATTGTTAACTCTTTAGAATTAACTTTGTCGTATAAATCAATATGCCACCTTTTTAAGTTACCTAAAAATCCAGCGTCGCTACGTTCTGATTTCGTGCCTTCCCATTTTTTTAAGTCTCTTTTTAAGTTCTGTTTGATAGGTTCGAATACAACATCGACCATCGCATCGTCTGTTTCTGGCTTTAAATCATTAATATATCTTAGATAATGTTTAAATAATTTTCCCGCAGTTTCGTTGTCTAGTTTCTCAACTGTGTGAATTAAATCACAATACAACAAAACAGATTTCTTATCGGTAGCCATATTAATATTTTACTTTTAATACTTCGTAGTAATATTGGTTTTTAAGCGCAACTAACTCGCTTAATTTGGCTTCTGCTCGCTCTAAGGTGTTATGTGTCCACGCCCAAATTCCGAACGCTTTATTACTAGGATAGCTAATGCAGTCGTATTGTGTGTTTTTTTTGTGCTTAAATACTTCATAGTGAATACCAGCACCTGTATTAACTTGATAAATATATCCTGCTTCGTTTTTTTTCAATTGGGTAAACAAAAACCCTCTTACTTGTCCTTTACCTTGAAACTCTGTTTTTAATTCTTTCATTTTACTGATGTTTACTTAATTAATAATTTTAAAATTTCTACTTACGTCCATTTTCCAATCTTTTCCTTTACTGTTTGTTCCAAATTTCTCTTTAGCTTCTTCTATGTTTTTAGCTGCGACAAATACAAATTCATTTCCTATTATTCCTGTATATCCTCGTTTCATATCTTTTTATTTATTGTTGCATTTCAATAAGTGCAATGTAATTTAATATGCAATTAAGAATATTTATTTCTTTTTCTAACTCTTCCTTTTCTTCTGCGACCTTAATACCTTGGTCTATTGCGAAATCACACATATTTACCCTATGCTCTATGTCTTCTATTTTTTCTGACAAGTAGTTTAGTTCTTCTTCCATAATTCAATAACAGTTTTACTAAACTGATAAAAGTTATTGTTGTTTATTATTAAGTGTTTATTTATCTAATGTTAAACCTACAAACCATCTAAGCTCAAACAATCCTATTTCTATCGCATATTTAAAAGCATCTTTATTGTAAAAATAGTAAGCTGGTCTTTTAGTTCTTTCTGTGTAAGGTGTTATTTTTATCATTCTATTTCCAAACATAATAATAATATAATACCAAGGATCATTTTTTTCTTTCGCTATACCTATGTATTTCATAATATCTAATTTTAGTGTATAAAAAAACCTTTTGGTTCATCGGTTGCAGCGAATCCCCAAAAGGTTGTATATGTTTTTGTATTAATAATGGCTGCAACACATCATTGTTCGGCTAAGATACAACTTATTATTTAATTATCACGGTTCAATGTCTTTTATATTTGAATAACCCACCTTCCTACGGCTTAAATACTCATCTAATATTAAACTAACTGTATGCCATTTTAACTTTAGTTTTTTAGCGATTACCGACGTTCTATTGTCGTGAGTGGTTAAGAATAGATCAACAACGCAGTCGTACTCATTTTCATCAATCAACCTGGCTTTACTTCCTCCTCCTGCTGTTGTTCTTATCATGGTTATTTAGATTAAAAGTTTTTACTCTCTATATCTCTTAATTGAACATCATCGCTAAATGTATTATTATGTTTTTTAATTTCCATTTTAACCTTAGCTCTGTCTAGTTCATATTTCATAGCGTTGTTTACTTGCTTAGCTAAGTTTGATTGCTCTCTAGCTTTTGAAACGTCTATTGTATCGTTGTCTAATTTTTCCATTTGCCCAAATAAAAAGGCAATCATTGATTTGTTGTTTACTGGTGTCATAGTTTTAAATGTATTTAGTTATTAATTCTTCGTTTTGTTCTTGAAATGCTTTTATTATCTCGTTTTTTATAGTGTCTTTTATTGATTTAGCTAATGGATTTGCGTCGGGGTAAACTCCAAATTTTCTACTAAGCAAGATGTGTTTTAAACATAGATCTTTTTCTAGTAGAAGTTTATTACATGCTTTTTTAAATTCATTTTTCATATTCCATTCTTCTTCATATAATCTATCCGTTTCAATATCTGAGTCAATTATTTTTTTTCTGCAAGAGCAACATAGTGATTCTGCTTCATAAAATGATTCCCTACTATTAATATCAAAAATATAGTGTTCATTGCAAATAAAATCATAGAGATAATCTGAACTATCATCTCTCAATAAAGGCTTCACGAACCTAGTATTTATAATTGATTTTATAACTTTACTAAACCTTCCGATTTCTGTTTTAGTTGGATCAACAATAGTTAATTCAGTGTTATTTACTTCTTCTAATGCTTTTTCTGAACGTATAATTATATCGGTTAAAATAGATTTATCATTATCAAAAACGACACTAATTAGATTTTTAGAGTTTTTAATTATTAGTTTATGTTTCTCTATTTCTATAATGTCCATAATTATTTAGTTTTTAGATTAACCCATGCCGCAATCACTACTGGAAAATTCACAATACAATATTTAGTGTAGCGTCGCGGATTTTTTCGAGGGTTTATTTAGTTTATTTTATTAAAGTAATTAGTTCCATATATTTTTGAGTGATTATAAGTTACGTAGTGGCTTATTCTTCTGTATGTAATTGCTATCTTGTTATTTGCAATATGTACAGGAGACGAATAACTATCTACGTCCATTCCAAAACCTTTACAAAATGATTTTAAGCTATTGATGTTTTCGTTATTGCTTATCATTTCTTTTATGTAGTCGAAGCTTGTTTTATCTAGTGTCATAATCTTAGTTTTTAGTTAAGGCCAATTCCTTAACATGTTGCTAATCTACGAAACCTTTTTAGTTCTCACAACATAAAAGTAATATTATTTATGTTTTTCTTTCATCGCGCAATATCCGAGCTTGTAGTTTTTGTAGTGCCATCCATTGCCTCTGTTAGCTTCTGCCTTTTCTAAAGCGTGACCAAATGTCATGTTTTCAATATAGCACAAACTTCCTTTTAATGCTACTACGGTTATAATAGTATTAAAAGGTAATTGATATTTGTCTTGTTTAGCCATTAAAATATATGAACTAACTTCGCCACTTGACCAAGTGTCTTATGATGTATAAATCCTTCGACTGCTTTAGGCGCAAACTGAAAACCGTTTCTATGATGCCAACCATCCGTTCCGCTTGGACTTCTTAATATCTCAACACATACGCTGAATGCGTCTTTAACTACTTTATGATGTAGGTGATGTCCATAAAAGTATCTATGATTACAAGCGTGCCAATGTTCGCTTGCTTCTTCTGCCATTAAACTATGCATTTTATCAGCTTTTGCACTATCCATGTGAGTACTACCGATTAAATTGTTACCGTAAATAGTGTATTTCCTATGTCGCATATCGTTATCAAACGTTACTTGATCGCAATTATGGAACCATGAACTAATACTATCTAATAACATAAACCCGTGCGTAAAATCGTGGTTAGATGGATTGTAAACCACCTCTACATCTGCAACGGTTAACAATGTTTCTATGATTTCAACTAGTAATTTCTTACCCATCATAAAATTATCGTACCACATTAAATCTGTGTCCTGAGATGTTCCGCTCGTGGTTGTGCTTTTTGCGTTATCAACATGTAAAATATCATTACCGGTGATAAAAATAACCTTATCAATATTAAATCCTTTCGACTTGTTTATAATACCCGCCAAACCTTCTCTAACGCGTTGTACTGCTATTTGGCTGTTATATGTTTCGCCTGTTTCAAAAGAGCTGCAAATCTTACCTATGTGGATATCAGCTGCATCGAAGACTAAACAGTGTGGGTCTTTTATTTCTGATCGTTTGAATTTAGGATATTTAAAAGAATAGTTTTTAATGTCTTCGATAAATTTATCGTGTAGTACTTTTACTTGGTCTATTTTTTCCTGTTCCTCCAGGTTTACGTACATTGGATTCTTAATAAAAATACTTGCGTCTTTAGTTTTTTTCCATAAATGTTTTGCAGTTGTGGGGTCTATTAATGATTCGTCACAACTTTCAATAACTCCTTCGTTTCTTAATTGCAATAGCTTTTCTAACTTATCTTCGTCTAGTCGATATTTTGGATTTCCATAATTACCTTTTGCTTTTTGTTTAATGTCTAATCCTAGCGCTTTGGCTTCTTGTGGATTTAATCGTTTTTCTTTCATACTTGATAAATTTGTTGTTTAAAATATTATGTCCATTTGCGTATTTGGCAACGGTATTTCAATGTTAAACATTTCTAATGCTAAATCTCTAGCTTGTTTACACATTAATTCTTGATCCGTTGTACTGTTTTCGGTAGTGCTTTTTGATACTCGTATTATTTCGCCTGTTTCCTTATTGATTTTTTCAACAAAATTACAGTTATATTTTAAGAATTCATGTGTTTGTGATTGGCTGTAAACTTCACCCCATTCGTCTAAGAATATTTGTTTCCAGAATGGAACTATCACAGCCCAATAATAAGAGTTTTGGTTAGTACTGCGTTTCTTTTTACGCTTGGCAATAGTAACTGTTATGTTTATGCCTTCAAACGCTTTAAGAGCTTTTAAAATCAACGGTCTGTTTTGTGACATTCGACCGTTGATTACTTTTGTATCTATTTCAATTTTTTTCATTGATGTTATTCATCTTCATTTAAAACATAACCTTTCGCCCATTTAGGTTTTGCAACTCTATAGCTTCTATTAAAGAATCCATAGGACTTATCAAAATTATCTTCTTCTATACATCTATTAAGCTCCTGTAAAAGGTATTTATATTTTCTTTCACCGTATTTTATGTAAGAATAATCAAGCTCTATTACTGAGTAGTTAAATGACTTGTCGTAAACAATAAAAGAGTACTTAGGATTATCACAAATACCCATTTCTTTAAGTGCATAACAATACATTCCTGCTTGCAAGAAATAATCAAAATTAGCTATATCTCTTTCAAACTTTTCTGGATTAGAGTCTTTAGAGAATTTTAAATCTATTATATGATCCTCTAAATACATGTCCAAGAATCCAATAAAAGACCATCCTTCATCTTTCCATGAAACCTTTTTTTGTGACTCCTTCATTTTACTAAACAAGAATTCAATATCTTTATTTTTCATTAAGTTTTCGCAAACCTCTTTAGCTTCATAAAGTAATTCATGTGAAACTAATTGCAACCCCTTAACTTTAGCAAAAATATACTCGCTAAGTTCGTTAAATGTTTTTTCTGCGCTTCCTCTTTTGTAATGGTTATCAAATATTGTAGATAAAATTTCCTCTGACGGATCGCTTAAATCTTTGTCTTCTCTACTTTTTATGTAATCTACAACCTCGTTAGCGAATCCTATTTGCAACTCACTACTTGGTATTTTGTCAATCACTAAAAAATAATTATCAAAATCCTCAGGTGTTAATAATAACATGTCGCATAAACTACCAAATAACATACTAGGGTTTTGCGTGTATTTCTTTAGTTTGTAATTTACTATGTTTGTAGGTGATGTAAAGTTTTTTAATGTTGAATAGCTCAATCGCATTGATTTATCCATTAATTTGCTTATTACGTCTTCTCTTGTTTTCATATTATTTACCGATTAAGATTAGTGTTTCTGTGAATATTTTGTTTTGAGGTGCAGTTAACTCATAATTTTTAAATTGTTCTTGTTTTACGGTTCCTTTTTTAAGTGCCACGATCGATTGATGAAACTGATTGTCGTCTAGTTTTTTCTTTTGAGGTTGCGATTGCTTCTTAACTTGCTTAGCTGCCTTATTCCCGTCGTCGTCTTCGGCTTGTAAACTTAATAGTGATTGGATTGTATATCTACGAAAATAAGTAATAGCAGAACCTAGTTTTTGCGGGTCGTTTATTATTGGTAATGTCATTTCGCTTTCTACTTTCTCACCACTCTCAGCGTCTATTATTTGAGTTATTACTTTACCTTCTTTAATTGGCTGTAAAACTAATAGACCGTTTTTTTCTAGTATTGGTTCAACTTCTGAAAGTATTTTATTAATATCAAAGTATGAGTTTTTAAAGAATGGATTTGTACTGTCTTTTGTAATTGCTCCTATTTCTTTTTTAGCCTCGTGTAATTTCTTATAGATGCTCATAATTATAGTTTTATATTAAACAGTCCGTAAAATTCCTTTGCTCCTTCTATCTTGAATTCTGCGCATATTGGAGAATACATAGTCCAAGGTATATTTGATACAGTATGCGACATAAGCAAGTTTGCGTACAATTCTCCTATTGCACTTATATCTAGTATTCTTTGTTTGTTTTCGTCGCTTAATTGGCTCCATGCGTTAAGTGGTTTAAAGTTTATTAGTTTCATAGTATTATTTGTTTTAATTTTTTAAAATAATTAATATTAGATACTGAGTATTCTTTTCCAAAATCATCAGCACTTAATATTTTGAATGTTGTTTGTTTATTATTCATTTCTATTATGCATCTAAAAGGAGGATTTCCTTTAAATAAAGAAACTTTTGCAGTGGTGAAATATGTCATAATGTTTAGTTTTTTAGATTAATCTATCCTGTTTCCGTTGTCGTCAAATGTTCTATTTCCTCCAATACCACAGCTTACTGTAGATACTTTTCTATCATAATAACTGTCATAATGTTCACTGTGAGAACTTCTCCATTTTCCACAGTCCCAACAATCGGTTGCTGTTTTTCCGTCACATTTAATATTTGCCATAATTATTTAGTTTAATGCTTCTGATAATATTCTGTTTAATTCATTCTCGTTATCATCGTAGATTAACTCCATAAAGTCCTCTTGCGTTGTTGTGTGTATTAAGTTGTCTATTACTAAACCTCTTTCGATTTCGTTGTGGTAGTGAGCTTCTAATGTAAAGCCCATGAATTGTATAATTTTAGATTTCATAATTATTTAGTTCTATAAGTTATTACGTAACACAAATTACCTCTCGTATTATCAAGGTGAGATATAACTGACATAATATCGTATTTATCGTTGTTCTCTTGTAACCATTTATTAGCTAACGATTCGTTGTTGTTTGAAAATAATGAAAATTCTTTTATTTGTATCATAGTGTTTGTTTTAGATACTGCTAAAGTAATTCTTTTATACTTAATAACCTACAAAAATGTTATTATCTTTTAGTTTATTTTCCATCTCTAGCATTAAAGAGTCATAAATCTTAAAGTATGCGACTACTTTGTCGTACTGATACTGTCTTATTTTGCCGTGTGATGCTGCTGTTCTGTATGAATTGTTTTTTAAGCATAAGATTTGTGATATTCTACTAGATTTTAAATCTGTTCTTTTTAGTATCGCGTCAATTTTTGCTTTTAATTCGTTGCTTAGTTGTTGTGCTTCTGTTAATTTATTCATGTCGTTATATGTTTTCTATTTTAAATTCTATAAAATCGTCTCCTTTTTTTACGATTTCTTTTGTTTGTATTAGTTCAAATATTTGCCTGTCATCGAATAAGTATTTTTTAACCATGCAATCGAGTATCATTTTACAAGGGTTATCTATGTCGGATAGTTTACTGCTAAATCCATAATGTAAGGTAACTCTTAACGCTCCTTTTGGCTTATCTTTTAGTTTAGGTAAACTATATAACATTAGTTTTTCAAACGCCTTATAGTCATCCGTTTTAAATCTTCTGCCTTTCCATGCTTTATTAACTGATAACGGCTTGATGCTTAATTTAATCATGGGTTAAGTTTATTCATGAACGCTTCGTTGCCTCCTTTTAAACATTCTTCTAAAGCTGTGTGATCTAGTTTCGTACTCATATCCAGGAATTCTTTTTTTCTCTTTTCGTATTTCGCTTTTTGGGTTTTATATGCAGCCCAAATTATTACGGCTAAAAGACCCGCTATTGATAAAGCGTAAATTATGAATGATATTTTTGTTAGTGTTTCCATTGTTATTTATTTAAAAGTGTTAATGTCTATTGCTAATTTTTCTTTAATTAGTCCGAATATATCGAAGTGTCCTTTTAATAATTCCTCTTGTATTGTTTGGAACACCTTAAAATCTATTTCTTTACTAGAGTCATACCCTTGACTTGTGTCACCCTCTATTACTAACTCTAATTCACCAATGTATTGAGAAAACATTCCGTACTCAACTCCATATTCTGATTCAATAAGCAAGTTAATAGAATGCTCATTTATTATACCTTCTTCTCCGTAGTTTGCTAAATCTGATAATGGTCTTAGTATCGGTCTAATTCCATCTAAAAAACAATCAATATTTCTCTCTTCTCTCCCATTACTTGTTTGTACTGCCATAGTCACAACACAACCTTTAATGTCGTTATATTCCCCTTTAAGTTTATAAGGTAAATAAGGCGCTAAATGTTTTAATTCTAATTTCATAACTAATAGTTTATTTGTTTAATTAATTTTCTTTTTATCTTCTCTAATTCTGGCTGTTGAATTTCTAACCATTCCGTGTCCGAAAATACGCGTATGTTTTCAATTTCTTTGCAGTCGTTTATGTATAGCGAAAAACGGATAGTGTGGTTTTTAGTATTAACCTCGTAGTTTTCATTGTCTAATACTCCATGTTCTCCGTCGAACTCTTGAAAGTCGATTTGTATTTCAGGGATGTTTGCTAGGATATTGCGTACTGTTTTCTTAATGTCGAATTGAATTAAAAACTCTCTGTATATCTTTGAGAAACACGGTGTATCTGAAACGATATAATACATGTTGCTTTTGTATTTTACCGTTGTGTACGTTGTGGCGCTGTTTGTATTTTCAGTATCGCACAGTCGTTTAATTTCTAAGTGTCCTTTTATTTCGCTTGAAGTATAATATTTTAGTTTCATAGTTATTTTCTTAAATGTTTTACTGCTGCTTTAAATCCATCTATAAAACCAGAGCATTTATCTTGATTCTCTTTTAGATTTATGTATTTATTTAGTTCTATTGCTAATACTGCTTTGTCTTGTATATTCATAATTATTTAGTTTATTTTATTGTTAAATACTTCTTGAATTTCCGCTGTGACTATTATGCGTCCGTTTGATTCGGTTGTTGTACATAGTGTTTTCGAGGCGGCGTTATGTTTATTGGATTTTATTGTTGTCATGGTTATGGTTTATATGATCTTTCCTTTGCTTCGTCTATGTCGTAGTCGTCACAATCTACAGTGTTTAATTTCATAAGCGCAAAAAAGTATGGTTGTGGATATGGATTAGGAAAAGTGTTTTCAATTTCCCAACTATCTTTTACAAGTATATTTATTAGTTTTGTGTCTCCTTCTATTAATTCAAATCTCATAATTATTTAGTTTATTTTATTGTTTGATATTATTGTCTTCATGATTTAGGGTTTATTTCACTAGTCAACTCACCTTCTGGCATCCACATAAAAGAGTCTTGTTCTCTATTTCCGTGTTTTAATTTCCATGTACCATTTTCTAAATCCCAACAATCAATAAAACCGAAAGTATTTTCGTCTCCGTATGAATATACTTTTTGACCTCGTTTAAATAATTCACCGTTTGGCGAAGTTATTGTTTTTGCATTTTTTCTCATATTATCTAGTTTAATTTAATGCTAATGTACAATAAAATATCCATTCCCACAACATAAAAGTAATATTAATTTCGTTTTATTTAAGTTTAGCGCATAAAAAAAGCCACTCGTTTGAATGGCTTTAATCTCTTTATCCTAATTTCAGTTACGAACTTAAATTGTGATGAGTCCATCTTACTTAAAAGAAGTATACCACCTTTCTATCGTTTGTGTTGATACCAATTCAATCTATACAATAAACACGACTGCTGATACAGACTAATAACGTTAGTATTAGGACTTTCACCTCGTGAGCACCCTTCTAATTGATATCATGTACCATGGCGTCTCCGTTATCGTTTATCTTCAAGTAAAGAGTTGCTAATATATAAATACTTTTTCGATATACAATAAAAAAAAGGATATAAAATAAATTATACCCTCTTTTAAACCCACCCAACTAAATATCTTTTAAAATATCTTTTTTATCTGCCTACCAATCCAAGTCTTTTTCTTTGGTTTTTTCGGCACCTCGTTAATAGTATCGATACTTTGTTCATTATCTTTTACGGTGATTAGTTGCGCTTCTGTTTCTGGAACGAATACAAGTTTAGATCCTCGTTTAACTTTGGTTCCTGTGATCTGATTAGTTACGTTTAATTTCGGTACCTCAGCTATTTTAATGATAGACTTTTGCCATTGTTGCATAACTTCGTCTTGGTGGTCGATTCGTGCGCTTAAAGCTCTGTTTTCGCCTTTGACGTACACGTAGCCTATTACTATTCCTGCTGTTAATAATAGTGCATATCTGAATAATCTGTTTTTAAATAATATTGCTATCATAATTTAAGTTTTAATATAACCAAGTTACTTGTTTGTCTTTGTTTGGGTCGTTGTCTACGTGAATAAAAGTCTTTCCTATGCCTATACGAGTAAATCCAACCGCGATTAACGCATGTAATATGATAAAACGTGTTCTACTATCCGTTGCCTTTAAATCGACCGCATAGCCTTTTAAATGACTTGAGCCGCTTTTGCCTCCTGCATCTTCGTTATGTTCTGTAGTTCTCCAACCTGAGTTAACTATAAACGGAACTCCTGCAATCTCTCGCGCGTCGTCTAACATGTTTAAAAAAGATCGTTTCATGTTCTTACCGCTTCCTTTTTGGTCGGGGCTGTCAAATTCTGAGTGGGTGAAATGTATCATTATATTATATTTAGTTGTTTATAGAAATGCCAATAAATAAGGTTTAGTGACGATAATTAGTTATACTAATACTTTGGTTATAACTATTTTTAAAATCCATCCTATACCTCCACCGATTAAACCAAACACAGCACCTATCTTAAACGTCTGCATTTGCATGTCTTTTATAGTGTCCTTGATTATTCCAACCTCTTCTACTATTCCTTTTTGATTTGTAGCTGGGTCGCTTTCTAAGTGAAAAAGAATCCTTGTTACCTTGTCGTTAAGGTCTTTTATGTCTTTTTCTCGTTTTTCTTCTGTGGTCATTTCTTGTAATATTTGGAGGTTTTATACCAATCGTAACCGCTTATTACAAGAGTTGCAATTATCATGTATATATCTGCTTGTGTAAATTCTAATACGTTAAAATATAATTTATCTATTACGTTTGATATTGTAAATCCAATTCCGACCGACAATACAAATCTTAATAATCCTTTAGTTCCTATTTGAGCTGATAAAAACACCGTAGCGATTATAACAGCATAAATATTAGACTTCAACCTCCACCACCCTTTTGAGTCTAATATTCCATCTGTAAAATAAAAATGATCACATATAGCGTAGTTACTTACAAATAATGTAATTGCTATAATGATTAATATTATCTTAGCCTCTTTCATCTGGTGTTTCTCTGTCGGGATCAACCGTCATACCTATAGAATGCGACTTATCACCGTCTTTAGCAAAAAGGTTTCCTACTATACTACCTATCCCTATAACTAAAGGAATCCCTATCTGTAGCCCTGTAATATCTATCTTACCAAGATAGAACATAACTAATACAGATATACATAGTACTAATTGTGCTATAGCTACCGATGTTGTTTTCCAACTCTTTAAAATGTTATTCATTGTTATTTGTTTATGTAAAGTTACTGAATTTTATTTAAAATGCGTTTCTTAAATTAATAACAGTAGAAATATATCTAGCCATTAATAAATACCCATCATCATTAGGATGTAGGTCGTCTCCTGTGTAAATCGAATCTTCCCATGTAATACCTGAGTTATTAAACATGTCTATTATAGGAACCCCCATATAATTACAGAGTTCTATTTCTTTACTTATAAAAAGGTCTATTTCTGTTTTGAAATTAAGAGTACTTTTCATTGGTGTAAAAACGTAAATCAGAACACTCGGAAAGTTTCTTTTAACATCTTCAATAAATAATCTTAGGCTCTCCATTGATGTAGCCCCGCTTAATAAGTTAGCGTATGGCTTAGCTAATACAGTAGCTACATCACCAAATAAAGACGTATTAACATCCCTTGCATCATTAGTTCCATAAAACATTGTTACTATTTTAGTTTCGCTTGTTATATCTAAATACGAAGTCATTAGTTGATTCCTTATTGTTTGCCCTGTGAAATTAGATTTAACAACAACTACATCAGTAAACATGTTTTCCATTATATCTACATAACTTCTTAATCCTGTTGTAGAACCTACACCTGTAGTTATAGAATCGCCCATTGCAACCCATTCTACCGCGCCCCCTAGTAATTTGTTTAATTCATCGACTTTAGAAACTACTGTTGTTTTTTTAACTACAAAATCAAAAGTACTGGCTTGAAATAACTGAATAGTAAACCTTACGGTTTCGGTTCCGACAGGTAGTTCAATTAGTAATTCATCAATAACGCCTGTTGGTATACTTGATTTTTTAAGAACAGATATAACGCCTCCTAAATTATCGTAGAACACACAAAAGCCATAAGTACCACCTGCGACATGCGCTGATATATAAATCTCATTTAACCCTATTACATCTATATAGCCAGACACACCCCAACTAGCGTCTGAAACTTCAGCACCTGATTCATTCAGAAATATACCAGATGTATTCACGTTTAAAAGACTGTGATTCTCGAATATAAATTCGTTTTCTTCTTTATATTCATTTAACGTATCGCTTGTAAAGGCAGAAAATGCAAAACCTAAAGATAAATTTTTTGAAGGAACACCTGCGTCAATATTGAATCCATTAAACGCTTCTGTATTGTAGAAAAAACCAAAATTACCAGAAACACCTAAATATTCATCTGTTAAAAATGTTGTTTGTAGCGGTATTATTTGAGTAGTTCCGTCAGCAATCGCGGTATCTAAAAGAACCGAAGCTCCAGTATTTATATTTACCTTGTATATTGATAGTACAACTCCTCCAACTTCTGTTTTAATTTTTAAACCGTCCATTTTAGGAGTAAAAACTTCATTTCCCCATATTTTAGTGCCTGATATCAATAAAGGGTAATTATCGAATACACCTCCGTCTCTAATGTATTCATTAATTATAATAGTATCATCGTATTTATTAAAATCTCTGGAGTATTTAAATGAAGTACCTCCGCTTATAGGGTCGACATTTCCGTTTTCACTAACCCCGTTAGCTAAGTCTTCATCTCTGATATATATTGAGCCTGACCAATGATAATAACCATTCTTAGCGGTGTCAGGGTCTTTTGCTACTTTGTAAGATATACCTAAAACGCCAGTAGCAGGAAGGAACGGAAGACCACCACCTTCATCTGCGAAAGTAGAAACGACCTCTATGCCTGTTATGTTTTTTTCTTCTACAACATCAAGTATATCTGCGTTGCTGTTTATAACGTCTTTTATTTCGTTCATGTCTCTATCTTGGACTTGAATCTCTCTAGTCAAGTAAGGTATTACACCTACCTTATCGTTCCATGTTATCTTCTTTGTCATTATGCGAAAATTATATTAGATGTTTCTTTTTGTGTTGCCCACACCTTCATCGTGAATGATGAAAAATATTGCTGATTGGTTGGGTCCAGGAATAAGTCAATAAATATACCGTCTGTTGTGCCGTCTATAGCTTTATTTAAGTTTCCTTTTCGTTTCCTAAAGCTAGCATCTACAAACTCACCAGACGCATGATTTAGAGCTGCTACCATTGTTATTACCACTGTACTACCTGTAACTATTACAGTATATAAATAAGTATCCATTTCGGAAGCTGAATTAGATATAATGTAATTTGCATCGAATGAATTTAACGTTATATCTGGAGTGTCATTAAATTGCTCGAATGATAGCTGAGCGAATCTAATCTCTGTTAGGTTTAAATCAGTAGTACTAAACGTTAGTGTACCTTTCCACCATTTAGAGCTTAAATAAGCGTTTGTATATCCATGTATAGTATTCCCGTTTGAATCTACAGAACTTGTATTTATAGTTAATCCATTTACACTTAAAACTTCTGTATCTGCAGGTGTTTCTACTCCTGTGTCTCTATCTATACTTATACCTGTTATTATTATATTTCCTACGAGGTCTGAGCCTGCTAAAACTACCGCCATTACTTTAGATATTCCACCGTCTCCGATTATATCCTGACCGCTATTTAATACGATTCCATCCTCTGAATTGTTTATTAATAATGATCCGTGCAAACTATTTAAGTCTGTTTTGTTGTTTAATGGGAAATCGAAAGGAATTAATACAGGGTGTGATGTTTCTACCGTAGCTGATAAACCTGCTAAAGCTGATTCGTTAGCTAATGACCTTGTTTCGTTGTCGTCTGTTATATCAGAATTAAAGTTATGCTTAGATTTTAACTCGTTCATATCATCATCCCAAACCTGATTTATATGAGTTTCTTTAGGTGTTACACCTACTTTATCACCGTATGTTATTTTTTGTGTTGGCATTATATAGTTACGTTTAAAGTGTAATTAAGTGTTGCTTGTGTATCTAATTGCGTTACAGGTTCTCCATATCCGATTATCTCAGCCGAGAAACTTATAAAACTGTCAATCTCTGCATTATTCGATAGTACGTTTATATATCCCATTCCAAAATCTGAATAACCTACTTTCTCGCTGCTAGTCTTCCAATCTACTTTTATCTTGGTTCTTTTTAATGTTTGTAAGTCATCGTAAGAAACGATACTACCGCTTTTATTAGTCTTAGATACAATTCCGTCAAATGATATATTAAAGCTCTGCAATGTAGGTATTGATGTTTTCCATCCTCCTGCATTTTGTCGAGTTGTAGTGCCTAGCATTTCCGATTCTTCGCTAAAACTGTTACTAGTTAAACAGCCAATTGGTACATAAACATTATCTATGTATAAAAAGAGTAATTTATCTGTACCGTTCTTAAAATCGCTCATTATGTTATCGTTGGTTTTACTGTATTTCCATAGTCTATTGTCTTAATATAGCTTATGTCATTTAGTTCATTTCCGTATATCTGTCTGAATTCTGCCGTAATTATGTTTTTCTTACTGTCATAACTGTATTTAATCGGCATAAATTGGAGGTTTAACCCCTCAATATCAATTACGCTAAGATAGTTAAAAAAACCGTAAGTATCACCAGAAAATACCCTAGACGGTAAAGGAGACATTCTTAACGTCTCTTCTCCCATTATCTGGAGTATTGGCTTCTCTTCTGTTATGCCTTTTCTATTCCATGCTTCAGTCGGAGTAGATTGATCGTTTGTATATAAAGTTCCTTCGTAAATATCTGCCACATTGTCACCTGTCGCAACCGTTTTAACGTCTTCTATATTTGAGCTAGGTTTTGTTGTTCTTTGTACTGTGTTAAATTCTCCTTTTTTGTTTCCTGCTGATGAACTTTCAGTTATTGATAACCTAGCCTCTGTTAGTTTTATTGTTGTAGTTCCTGCTTGCATTATAGGGTTTTTTATCTGTAGATAAATAAAACCGTTTATAGGTGTTGCGGAAGATTTAAGTATTATAGTGTTATTTCCTTGGTTAAATATAAAATCTATAGCTACTGTTGGATCAATCAACCAATTACCGTCTGCCGTAAGATAGTGATTAACTGCACCTGGTAAATCTATACCTATATCAGATACTACAACTTGATATGTAAATATCTTACCTGTTGATATGAAAGTAGGATCATTAAACTTAATTATCGTATCTAAAACAACTCCAGCGACTATATTAACAGCAACAGACCTTAAATTAATTATATCCAAAGGTTGTGACGCAACAAAGAAATCAACACCGCTCTCACCTGCTGCAGGCAAAGTCATATTAGTGTTATCTATAACATCCCATCCATCCATTACGATACCGTCCGAACTGAATAACATATTATTAATAAGTAAAGATTGCGCTAAACCATATTTATAATTTATCCTATAAGCTCCAATACTTGAAACGTTCCTTAGTGTTTGATTTTCGTTACAATGATGTACTGCAGATCCTTTCCAGTCACTACCAATCACCTGAGATAAATCAAGCTCTATAGTTGGAGTTCCAAAAGGAACACCTAAATACGTATAAGTGTAAAATGTAGCCGTACTATTTAAGAATAATTGGTTAGGCTTATAAATATACCATTCACCATTCAACGACGTTAAAACAGCTCCGAACGGCTCTAATATATCTCTTAATACTTCATCACATGACATAATAGTTTCTCCATCGTCTTTAACGTAACGTTCTGAATTAGCGTAAACATTTGCTAATATATCTACACTATTAGATAGTCCGGTATAATAAATATCAATATTCGTGTTAATCTTTAATTGTAATCCTGTACGAATTAATGCTAACGATATTAATTCTAAGTATGTTTTACGTCCTGTTATTAGTAATCCTGTCGCATCTTCGATAAACGACAAGTCTTTTAAGTAGCCTAAACCATCAATACAATCAAATGTAACTATCCAATTAGTATTTACATAAGACTCAAAGAACCCCTCAGGATTAAGCCATCCATTAAATAAAGTTACATTATCTCTTTTATACTCAACTCGAAACGTCTTTTCGTCGTCGCTCCAAAGGTTATTAAATGTTAATTCTGTATTCGCTTCTAATTCTACTCTTAAACCTTGCCCTCTAATCGCTTCTAGCGGGTTGTCTGTCTCTGAATAAGTAAGAGTTACATTACCATCTACCTGCAACGCATCACCTACAAAGTCGTCGTCGTAAATATCTAACCTATGTTCTATATCTATTACATCAAAGTATCGTAAAAAGTATCTTAATGCCATTATCCAAATAATAAATTATCAGACCCGCCAAGAGCCTTGTTTCTATCTAATGTGTTTTTTAACACTCCTATTAATTTTGTTCCTGCAATCTCAAATACAAATGTACCTCCTGATTGACCACCGCTGCTAACTCTTGAACTACCACCGCTAAAGCTAGAGCGTCCTGAGAAATCAGAGCCTCCGCTTCCTGCGCTCGAACCGCCTCCGCTTCCAATACCAGAACCTATACTTTTAGATTTAGAGCTAAAGAATGAACCTAAAGCAATTAACGCAATACCGCCCGCAATCGCTAAATATGGATTTAATGAGTTTAACGCTAACTGAACAGCTAAAAGCCCTACACCTATTGTTATAGCCATACCTCCTAATTCTGTTAGTATTCCGCCAAGCGCGCCTAATAAAGCACCTCCAGCCGATTCTAATATATTACCGCCTGACGCTAAACCCTCACCTATAGCTTGTCCAATACCTGCGAATGTATTAACTATTCCATCCTGTATTATTGCTGATGCATTTCTATTGAATTGGACTAACGCGGCTTCCATCTCGCCGAAATTGATTTTCATATTTTCGGGCACTATATCTAAAATAGCACCGTACTTAATCTCTAACCTCTTTTCTGCTTCTAATTGGTCTCTTATCTTCTTATTTATCTTTTCTGCTTGTAATGCTGTTGCTTGCTCTAATTCGCTAAATCCAATAGTTAAACCTTGTATTTCATTGTCTATAAGCTTGCGTATTCCTCCTCCTGCGCTTCCTTTTGTCCCTGCTGTAAGTAATGGAATTATACCGCCTTGTTCTTCTACTTCTTTAGATAACGCTGTAATATTACCGTGTAATGTAATTATGCTCTTAGCTGTAGCCTTAACTACTTTTAATTGCTTCTCATATCTTTGCTGTGTTCTTATCGCTGCTTCTGCTGTAGCTGAGTCAATTAAAGCACCTGATTTCTTTAATGTGTTATTTGCGTTATTGTTAGCAATAGCTTTTTTACCTAATTTCTCTGATTCTCCTTTTAGTTTAAGTTCTAAAGTTAATATCTTTTGGAAGTTCTGACTAATTAGTCTAGCTGCTGCCTGTGCCTTAGCCGTTTTTAGTATTGCTGTTGATAGTTCGTTGTATTTATCATCTAATCCACCTACTAAAGCATCCTCCTTTGTTACGTCACTTAAATAAGCAGGATACTTTTTCTTTAGTTCATCAAACGCCTTTAACCTCTCCATGTTAGAAAGGTTGTTATTGTCTAATTGTGATTTAAGTAATTTAAGATTAGTAAGTTCTCTTGCTGAGCTTTTAGCACCTTTTAATTGTGCTGCGTCTACGGCTTTTAGCTCTCCTACGAACTTCTCTAAGCTCTTTACTAATTCCTCTTGTTTCTTCTTTAGTTTCTCGGCTTTATTAGCTGTAAAGTTTAATTTACTACCAAAACTAACCATTAATGAAGTAACAACCGATACGGCTAATAATATACCTGCTGGACCCGCTAATGTTTTTAGCATACCTGATAACGCTGCTCTCGCTCCTCCTGTTTTAGTGCTAAGTTGCCCGAACTGCATTGTAAGCTGAGTAATGTTATTTGCTACACCTTGGATACCAAATGGCGCATCTTGTATAACTTGACTAAAAGAAGTCATTGCAGGAACCGCATTACTTTTAACAGACTTAGCCATTTTATTGGTCTTAGTCGTCATTTTATCAGTCTTAGTACTAAAACTCTTTAAGCTGTTTTCTGCTTTGTTTAATCCTTTGGTAAGACCTGCGACGTCGGCTTGAATGTCAACATGTAAAGTATTAGTATCTGCCATTATTTTGCTTCTTTTACGTCTATTTTATATTGTTCTTGTGCTTTCTTAATCCGTTCTGCCATAGAATCGGTTAAGCCTGGTCTTTTATTTCCTATCTTCCAAAAACTCTGTCTATTCTTAGGTAATTTCTTAGGGTCTGCATGGAATCCTATTAATGAATTCCAAGCTACCTCCCTGAATCGTATATCTTCTCTCTCTTGTATTCTAGTATAAGCATAAGCTCGTATTTGGAACTCAGCCCAAGTCATTGAATATACATACTCAAGACTCGGACATTTGAGTTCTCCTAAAGCAAAAGAAATAACATCAGCTCCCCAATCTATTTTTTTTTTGGAGTGCTTTGTTTTTTCGGTGTACCTTCTTGCTTAGGTACGTTCTTGTTTAACGAGTCCATAAATCCATGTAAGAAACTAGCCATTAATTCCTCGGCATCTTCTGTGCTTTTCTTATATAGTAACTTATCAAGCTCTAATTTTGTAAATTTAGGCTCTACACCATCTAAATAGCATTGATACTTATGGCTTTCATGCATAAGTATAGGAATCCATTTAAACGTGTTTCTGTCTAATTTCGCTCCTATCTCTTGTACCGATAAGTCTAAATTCTCTACACATTCACCAATAAAACCTAACCCAAAAGGAAAGGTTAATTTAACTTTGTCTATCTTTAATTTTATTTCTTTCATTTCTATTTGCTTTAGGTTACTATTATACTTCTGGATCAACAGTTACGATTGCTCCACTACCTGCTAATGTACAACTAAACGTGCTTAACTCGTCTCCTGCACCTGCATCTAATGATAAATCACCTATAATAGCAGTTCCGTAGTATGCTACCGTGTCGGTTAGTCCCGTGTCCATTTTCCAAGTCTTTGAAGTACCCATAATTGTATGAAGGTAATCATGTGATGCTTTTGTTATTTCCGCGGTTGCTGATGTGGTATCAATATATTGACCCTCTGCGCTGATCTCATAAGACTTTGTACCGGCATCTTTAATAACTAATCCAGGATCGCACTTTGTTTGACTCTCGATAATGTTTTGTGTTTCGCTTAAACTATTTGAAGTTAAGCAAGCAATAGGTCTATACACTGTACCGTCGTGCACGTATAAAACTAGGTCTTCACCTTTGATAAAATTACTCATTGTTACTGTATTTAATTAATTAAAAACTCTATTCTTATAAATTTACGAAACACTATTTTAGTGCCTGTAGTTGTATCTAAATCGTTAGGGAATGATTGTGTTTGTGTTTGGATAGTTAAACCGCTTGCAACGTCTAATGTTAAATCATCCGTTAACTCTCGCACTTTATCTAATATATTATCAGATAGTAAACGGCTCCCTGTATTACCGCTTAAATTATATGAGGTGAATATCTCTAGTAATATTTGAGACTCCCACATATCAGCACATTTATTTGTTTTATCAACTATGCTAGATTGACCCTGCATTAACACGTAGTTGCTCTTATTAGCTCCTGTTACACGCATATCGAAACACGGTATAGTTTTAGTATCTACAACTATATTATTGATAGCGTCGAATACTGCTTTACGTATGTATTTATCAGGTAATGCCTTAATCATTGGTTAAACTTTTTAGCTAATATTTTAAACTCTTCTCTTAACTCTCTATTATAGTTTTTACGTCCTATTACAAATGCTGGATACATAAACGGTCTAGGTCTTATATTAACCTCTCTTATTCCTTTACTTTTAAACCTCATTGCCATTGTGCCCCAATCTCCGTTTATCTTTACTTTCCCACCTGTTCCAAATTCCATATAAGCCGAATAAGGCATGTAAGATGTAACCCTATAATGCAACTTTGTCTTTTGTTGTTCGTTTCTTATATTTTGATGCAAATCACCATCTCTTTTAGGTGCTAAGCTCTTTGCTTTTAATTCTATTTCTTGACCTGTGATCTTAGTAATCTTTCCAACCATATTAATAGCTTCCTCTTCATACTTACCGAATGAAGCCATTACTTTCTTAGTGTTAGAAACATTTATTTTTATCATGTCAAATCTATCTCCTTGGTTGCTACAAATTTAATCAAATTATCCTTAAAATTGACGTTTACAGCGGCAGTATTTATAATATACTTGTCTCCTCTGTATTTTATGTAGTTGTTTTTAGTGTCTATTGTTAAATCTTCTCTTTTCCTTAGTGTTATGTTGATGGCGTTGTTTAGGTCAATTAATCCGAAATCAGTTGCATTTCCTCCTCTTTTGCTTACTGTGAATGTCTCTAACTTCGCCCATGAGGTTGTTATCAATGTGTCGTTACTCGCTAAATTACCCCCAAACCCATTAGGAACAGAAGTAGTACCCCAAATCTCAATTCTCTTATTAAACGCTCTTGCTCTCATTACATTATAAATCTTTTGTACTGGTTCAGCATATCTCTACTTAATGGACTTATATTAGCCATTGTTTTGCCGCTTTCTTTTCCGTAGTAGTAAATATCTATTATCTCATAAGCCACCTCGATAAGTTCTTGCGGTACGTCTGCGGGTAACGCATAACCTACGTTTAACTCGATTAGGTCGTTGGTAGTTCCTAGTTCGTAGTTAGTGTGTAATGTTTTATTCTCTACTATTAAATCGTCTGTAACTTCACTATTAATTGGATGGTCGTAAACTCGTACACATCCGTCAATTAGCCGGTACTCTTTATTTTGTGCAAATAGTACGTGGTTTGTGTATTTCTCGACATAAGATAACGCAGCGTTAATCATTCTAGTAATCTGCGCGTTGTCCTCTGTAAGAGTGTCGTCTATTCTTAGATATATTTTAGCATCTGCTAGTGGTATTATGTCGATATAACTCATTATCTATATTTTGTCTCCGTAGAGGTTAAATCCTTGTTTACATAATTCTTTTAAGTGATGGCTGTAAGTTCTTCCGCAATCTTTACTCCAGACTATCCATCCATATTCGCAAAGTATCTTATGTAGCCACCATTTAAACGGTTTGCTATGTGTTTTACTTACTTTTGACCAAGACATTTGTTTGCTTTAAATAAGCCTACCATGTTAATAAGTAGGCTTGTTTGTTTAATCTTCTTTCTTTTCTTCCTTAAACCCTTCCATAAGGTGCTTTAAATCTGTTCTTTTACCTTTGTACTCTTTTCCTGCTTTATAGGATTTCTTTTCCTTAGTGCAATAGAATGGAATCTTTACTTTTGCCATGATATTTATTGTTTATTTATTGGTTAAAACCTCCCACCGAAGCAGGAGGAATGTAATTAATTTATTATACTGCGGTGAAATCACCTAATACAATACTTAGTTTGTCCTCAACAGCTAAAGCAACTTGCGCCTCAATTCTCGCTGTAACTTGATTCTTAACGAAGTTAGTTCCTTCCTCTTCTGAGAAGTCTAAGGATAATCCTTCAGTAGTAATCTTGTTAATTCTTGACCAGTCAGCAACAAAGTACTTATCAGTAGTTACCCAAGTAGCTTTTAATAACGGAATTCCGTTAATTCTAAGTACTCCACCGTCTAAAGTTACAACTCCAGGAAGTCCATATCCTGCGCCTGTTGACTTTTCAGTAAGTAAGATGTCCCAATAATCAGCAGGAGTCATTACAATAGCGTTAACGTCTCTATCTAAACCGTCTAATGTAGCGATTTCATTTATTAACATTTCGATCTTGTTCTTACCTGTAATTATTTGAGTTGATGCCGTAGCTTGTGCAACTAATACAGTATTAAATGAAGCGTTTTCAGCTTTCATATAATCTCTTCTTAATACTCTAGGAATGAAACTTTCCAAGTAAGGAAGGTTGTTTTTCATCTTTTTAGAGTAACGTGCAAAACCTGCTAAGAAGTCTGTTGATACATCTACGTTCAAGAAATCGTAATCAATCTGAGACTTACTAGATCCTTCTGTTTGAGTACTAATAGATCCTTCTCCTACCACTTCTCTGGTAAAGGTGTAAGTACCACCGCTAATCATTACGTTACCTACTAAATCAGATACATTTGCTTTCTGATTAGGGAACATAACAACATCGAAATTATAATCTCTTGGTTCGTCACCTGTAAGATTACCGGTTCCCATGTCTCCAACAACTTTAACCTCTACGGAAGCTCCTTTTTTAACAGACTTGATCTTGTCTATATTTTCAGTAATAGCAGCCTTAACAAAGTCTCCTTTAGCTTTATCTAGCTTACCTTTAGCTTGTAATTTAATATCTAGCTTGTCAATGTGAGCTTGAGCCTCTTTTAGCTGAGTCTCGAAAACCTCTTTAACAGCATCTACAGCCGCTTTTATCTCTAAGGTCATTGCTTCCTTATTTGATGTCTCGAATGCTTTAATCGCAGTCTCAATCTCTTGTTTAGATTTACCCTCTAACTTAATAGCTAAATCTTTTAATCCTTGTTCTAATCCTTCCATCTTATAGTGTTTTAATGAAATTTGTAATTGTTTTTAACTGTTCGTCTAGCGGCTTATCTATAAGAGTGTCTTTTAACGGCTCATTACTTGACAGTGCTTTTAATATTATCTCTATTTGTTTTAATCTTGGGTCTGAGTAGTCTAAATTGTAAGACTTCTCTAATAACTCCATAATACCATAATGGCTCTTAACTCCTTTTATTCCTTGTACGGTTGCTAACTCATTAGCCGCCCAACTAGAAAGGAATGAATACTCCATTAGTTTATATTCCTTAATTATGGATTTATCGTTCTTATCACGTTGTAATACTTGATACCCAATAGATAATTCAGCGTTTAGGTTATTATCATGCATTAACTTCACATCTGTAAACATGTCTTTACCTAATGGCTTATTCATGTTAAACTGTGTAGTAGTTAATAAGCCATAAGAGTCCTTTGAGTCTATAACTAAAGGTACTCCTACCATTTCTCTTGGGTTATGGTCTTTCAATACTCGAATACGTTTAAAGTTCTCTTGTACTGTCTTATCAAAGCTACCTTTTGCGCTTATATCTCCGTCGCTGTCCTTATTACCGTAAGCGTTAGCATAAGCAATGATTATTCCTTTGCTTTCGTCTAACTCTTTAAGGTCGTAACTTAACTGTTTAAATTCCATGATTTACTGTATTATATAAAACTATCTATCTTCTTTTTTAATTCACCTGCTAAATCTGTTCCTTTTATCTCAAATTTCAGTTTATCATGCTTAGCTATAAAATTAGCGCAGTGTTTAAAGCATATTATTGCATCTATAACGCTTATATTTCTTGTTTCAGCGAATAATTCAGCCTCTTTTGTTATTTCTTGCCAACTTGGTTTCATATTGCTTTAGTTTATATCCTTATTAATCTTCCGTTCTTATCTCTTTTCGGTACTACTGCAACCGAACATCTGCAATTTATCGTATTTCCTGCTCTTCCTTTTGGATCTCCAGGGAATCCTAACGAGTCAGCGTTTAATGTTTTAGGGTTAAACTCAAAGTCTTCCTTTAATCCAACTCGTTTACCGTTCATTTCTCTATGGTCGAAGTCACTCGGTGGTGTTCTTCTCGTTCTTACATCTAATGCGCTTATCCACTGCTTAACCATTATAAAACCGCTTACATCACCTGCTTTGACTGCTGCATAATTAGCGGCTGTTGTCGTTTCAGTTCTTGCTATCCTCTCGGCTTGCCATCTGTAAAACCGTGGAGACTTCATTATCTCGAATATCTCTTTAGTCGTTTCTACTAACGTTTTACCGTCTTTTAATCGTTGGTCGAACATACTAAATATTAAATCTAAATATGTCGTATTAACTTGCTGTATTCGTGTTATTAGCTCATTTCTAAGGAACGTAGGCAAGTCAAGCTCAAATATACGCATAAAATCCATCAATGTGAACTCTTTTAACCCTAAATTAATGAACTTACCAACTCTAGTACCGTGTTTTACGCCAATATTGAAGTAAATAGTGTTATAAGTCGTAAACATGTCCTCAAACTGTATTAACGTAAATAACTCTTGTTTTACGTTATTTTCCGTAAACTCAGCGTTAATAATCTGATTATTCCACTTTCTAAACGTCTTTAGAAGCTCTTTTGTAGCTCCTTTCTCGTACGTTTTTAAGTACCTTTCGTAATTCCTTCGATATGTTCTTATACTTGCCAATTATTCGTCTTCTGTTACCATTATAGCAACGTCTGTATTATGTAAATCTTCTAATGCTTTTTTAACGTCATTAACAGATTTTTCTAGGCTCTCTATTTTACTTTTATACTCTTTTGATAATTTAAGAGTTATTGTTTTAGGTAGTTTTGCCATATTACTTGCGTGTTATTATGCCTTTTGATATTCTGCCTTTCAATATCTTAATCTCTATCTCGTCAATATCTTCCGAAGGATCAATAATACTATCAAGGTCAGCTACAGCATGCTCCATGTCGTAAGCTAATGAAGTGTCAAATCCTTCTTCTATTACTTCTCCTTTTGATAGTGTTTTATAGCTAATTACGTACATATAATATTAGTTTTAGTTTATAAATATCCTATGATACATTACCGTAAACCCATCCATACTCATAAACGGAACCTCGATGTATATTTGTTTCTTTGCCATGTTATTTAGTTTTAGTTATTGTTATTGTTATTATCTATACTGAAATTATCCTCTAATGACTCGCTTAGTTTAATCGGGTTGTCAATTACTGTATATTCGTCCATATCGTCATTATCTACCTTAGCGAACGTTAATATATCTCTTACTTCATTACGTGTTAACGCTCCTTTATCTAGCAATGATACCGCCCATGTTGCCATTTCTTTGATGTCTTGTTGCATTTCTGGCAACTCACTAATATCAAATACTAACTCAGTGTTCTCCCACCCTTTAAACAAAGGTAAGAATTTTTTATTTAATGCATCTTGTAATAGTAATAAATCAGGGTGTATGTTATCGGTAATCACACGTTTACGCTCGTTGTCTATGTTGTTCATAGTTGCCGCACCGTCGTTGTTCAATAGCTTATCTGACCATCCTAATACGTTGGCTATTTGCTTTTGGTCGAAGTTTAAGTACTCGAATGGTTGTAATTCTGCGCTTGTTAACGATAGCCTTGTAAATCCTATCTCTGCGCTAATCCCTGCAATCTTAGCTAAATCCTCTGGATTGCTGTTCATTTCTTTTAAGCGTTCCTTTATCTCCTTGGCTTGGTCCTCTTGCAATGGTGATCCTTTAGCATGTATAAACCCAAATGCGCCTCCAGATTGAAGCGTTTTAATGTTTAGGTCTAAGCCTTTATTTGAACTCTGTATATTCCTTAGTGCTGCTCTTAACCTTGATTGACCGTATAAATGAGATCCGTTCATATCAAAGTTAGGATTACTCGTTTTGATATGTATTACTTTATCAGCAGGAAACTCGATAAATCCATTACCTTGAATCAACATGTAACTATGAATAGGTGAATCAGTGCCTAACATATCTGCATCAGCTTTAAGTATTATCTGAATATCTTGACTAGGTAGTACATAAAATGATATTGGAGTACCTGCATTAATACCATCGTTAGGACTTAACATGAATAGATAAACGTTTCCGTTAGCCGCTAAGAATGTCTTATATAAGGCTAGAAACTCAGTCCAAGTCTGTAACGCGTTAGGTTGTTCTAACGGCATATTAAGTAATTCGTCTGAATACGCTTTATTCTCTAGTATTAGTTTTTTTACTTGTTGCTGAGGTGTTAAATCATTCTTAGTTACTTTCAACAACGCTTCTAACTTTCTCTTACTTGATTTATCCTCTATTCTACGTATAGAATACGGTATAGAGGCTGTTTTACGTGCTTGTTGGTCAATTATAGAGTAGACGAACGGATTAATATTATACCCCTTATCAAGATACACATGCCCTTTATTATCGTAGTTAGTGAATCCACCTCCTACAAACTTATAGAACGCTTCATTAAATCTGTTTCTTATTATCGAATTAGGGTCTATTAATCCCGCTAATGACGATCTAAAGTTACTAAATGTATGTTTTAATTTCATGCTTAAAATGTAAATACTTTCGGTGTTAATTCGAACCAGTAACGCATCATGATTGAATCCCATTCATCAGGAGAACGTCCTATATTCTGTTTTACTATATCCTTAGACACTAACGCAACTTTTCCATCCTTGTCTATGTCTTTTTGTTTTACTTGCTCCATTTCCTCGCTTGTAATCTCTACCACTTGCGAATCTGTCACTATCTCTCCAACTTCTCTACTAACTATCTTCTGCGCCATCTTATAGCCACATTGAGACTTTAGATTGTTAAAGTTCTGTTTCTCTCCGTAATAGTCCAATGGACGCGAAGCATTAACAAACCCTTTACACCTTAAAAAGTCTACTACTCCACCTCCTACACCATCCTCATCAGCAATCACATGAGACAAAGGTACGTTAAATTTTCTTTGTAACTCTTGTGCTTTATGTACAACTACATCCAACGTACTAACGTCTATTGCATAACGGTGAATACATTTCCAACCATGCCAGACTCTAAATACTGTATTATCCTTTCCTTTACGCGCAACATCAATAGTCATAAACATGTCACCCTCTGCCTTTACATGGTCAGCTCCCCAATAATCGGTTATACTATCCATGTCTATTAACGTACTCGGATCATCATCATACTCCCAATTCCCATAGTATAAACGCTCTTTACTGTTCTTGTCTAAACTCAACAACGACTCTAAATAAGACTTTGGCAAGTGTGGGTTATCTGTTGGTAACGCTTGTATAAACTTTCTATGCGATGGCAATGTTCCGTCTCTGCTAGGTTTATAAAACTGTTTATATACCCAATTCTTTGACGGGTTACATGTTCCAACTAACTTAGGAATTAGCCCTTCTGTTTCCTCTCCTCTTGAATTCCTCCATAGTATTGCGATACCTTCATCATTTACCTTTAGAATCTCCATTGTATCAGTACGTTCTCCGTGTATATCCCACTCTTTAAGCTTGTATCTACACCTTGATAATACTATTTGCCATGCTTTTAATACTATTTGGTTACACTCATCTACAAATGCTCCTGTTATCTCTAATGAACCCAGACTATCAAAATTAGGATCAGCAGGATATAAGAATAAATCTTTTAGTAATATCTCGCTTCCGTTGGTCCATGTTATTACGTTAGTTTGTGCGTTATAGACAAATTGGTCTGTTATACCTAGTAACGATGTTATCTCAAAGAACGTATTTAATGTTGTCTCTTTTAATGACTTTAATTTAGCCCTACCTAAGAGCCATCTACTACCTGGATATAATTGACAGTTCTCTATTAGTTTAAACACCTCTAAAGCTGACTTGCCACCTCCTGCGGCACCTCCGTAGACTAATTCCTTAGTCTCATTGTCTTTTAGGTAATATACAGCATGTTCCTGCTTTGGGAGTAGCTTCATTTATTTAGGTTCTACTCCGCTACCTAGACTTATAACTGTTGTAACGATTGGTTTATTCTTATCTCCTCCCTCTAGTATATGTTTAGAAACGTCTCCGTATTTCTTTGGATTAAGTTTACTTAGCATCCATTTACGGCTATCTATCCTTAACCTAGACCTTGTAACTACGTTGTGGTTTGTTTGCTCGTTACCTTCTTTATCCTTGTAAACATCCCCCTCTTGATCGTCTGCTATCACTAGAATATCCTCAAACATTTTATCTGATCGTTCCGCACAAGCTCGCGCGTATTGTTTCGATTTATCTTCGTCTGCGTCCATCCATCTATAGAAGGTTTCACTCCTCGGCATACCGTCTAATTTCAGTATATTACGCAAAGCTAAGCCTTCACTAGCTATCTTTTCACAAATAGTAGTAAAGGCTTCGTTTTTCTCTTTATCTGAATATGCCATTAACTAGATTTTAATATACAAATGTAAGAATTATTTTTTACATAGGGTTATTTAGTATGTGTTTTGTTTTTCTATGTAAAGATACGAATTATTTATTTAAGTGTTGTTTTACTCTCTACTTAGATTCATTCATACTTAGTCCTTCATGATAGAAATTTTGGTCTTGAATCAATCTAAATGTTTTTACTACTGCAAAATTAGTCACTTTAAAATATGTGAATTCTAATCCGTAATCTAGTTCTTTTAATCCGTTTAAAATAGACTCCTCTAATTCATTATGTGATATATCTTTATAGTCTTTAGAACATATAAAAGTAGATACCTCAGACATTACCATGTTACTTATAGTTGTCTCTGGATGGTATAAATTATCATATAACTTATTTATATCTGTTACAGAATAACCGACCGCACCATTTAATGTAATTGTTTTACCGTCTAAAGTCGTAATTGTTTGAGTTGCTAAACTTATAACTCTTAATCTTGATTCTTGAATATAGACGCTATCAAAATAAGGTAGTCTAAAGTAAATCCCTTTACTTAGGTTTTTAACTTTCTTTCCGTACCTAATTCTTAATCCGGTCTCCCATGGCATTACAATAACCCATATCTTAACTGCATTAAAAAAATATTCGAAAAGTTGTTGTACTTGGTTCATATCTCGTTTACTTTAAATTATTAAATTTTTCATTTGCCTTATGTACTGCTGCTGTTCTTGCTTTGGGGCGGGTTAACTTATTAAAACTACCTCTTCTAAGTTAATAATATATTCGGAATGGTCCGAGCCTTCTTTATGAAAGCACTGAAACTTTTGTGCTCCGTTTATAATTCTGTTATGTATAGTGCTTGCATCTTCATCTGTAATTATAAATGTTGCGTTGTTTTTAAATAATACTGTTTTCATATCGTTGTGTTTTTATTGTCTCTACGCTGTGGGCAGTATGTTGCTATTTATTAGTTAATATACATGTTAATTAGCATTATATTGCCCGTGGAGCATGTTGACTTAATTGTTGATTGTTAGGTGTTTAGTTTATAGTGATAAATTGAATTTTACTTTAAAACAACTTAATAAAGTGAATAGTTCTGGTTTTGAAGTAATATCTAAATGGATATAATTCGACTTACTACCAATAACTGTTTTATGATACCATGCGTAAACTTCTTTATTTGGATTAAAGTAGAAGCATCCGTTTATGGTTGGTATTTTAAAGAACTCTTTTGATGGATTCATTTTATTAGATTTTGATATGCGCTTTTTAAACCCTATTTCTAATAGTTCATTTTCTGTTAATTGTAATTGTTTCATTTTGTTTAGTTTTATTTCTTCTCCGTACTTATCGTATGCTCTTTCTCCTTCTGCATCTGTTATTAGTATTACTTCCATTTTGTTTTATTTAGTTTTAATCTTTTATACCTGATATACATACTTATAGTTTGTTAATTCGTTAGAATCTAAACTATTAGTGTTTTTATAGTTTATTTAGTTGGTGGTTTTGGTGTTTACATGTATATTTCCTATTATTTCTATCTTAAAAGTAGTCATAAATAATATGCTTGTGTGTATTTTTCTATTAGATACATCTTTTTTCGTCCATTCATCCCATACCTTAGAAGCAACAAAACTGTTATCATGCCAAATTGTTATATATTTATCGTTAGTATCTGTTCTTTTAAATATATCACCTTCGTAAATATAAGTTCCATTTTCGTCTTTGCATCCTGTATATTGCCTAATATACATAATTGGCAATATACCCCAAACATCACACTTTTCAGCTATATTTGGAATTTCTGATAAATAATATGTTTTTTTAACAATACCATTAACGCTTTTAAATCCATATTCAAATTTTAGTTGTCTCATAATATTAGTTTTAATTTACAATAAAGATACATTAATAATTCGTAAAACACTAAGCTTTATACATATAACTATGTTATTCTATGTAAAAGCATACAGATATATATTAAAAAATCCCTGCTCGTTATGAATCAAGCAGGGATATAATCTAAAACTAAACATTATGAAACGCAAAACTTACTAACCTTTGCTGTGTAAAGATAATGTTTTATTTTGATCTACTG